TAGGTGAAGTGGTCGCCTTGATGTCCTCAAGGAGGACACCCATATCAACATGATTAAACATCAACCAAATCCTAAATGCATTTTACTAAGAATGTAACTCTTGATGAGACCAGATCTTACGATATCGTCAACACCAAACTCAATACTTTGGAACTCTTCCATGACATCAAGAATCTTCATGAAGTCAAGGATGCCATTACGCTCATTAGTTTTAATGAGGTCGGTCTGCATAACATCACCTGCAAAGATGATCTTACAATCAGTACCAATACGAGTGATGATTGAATCCAACTCATGGAAGTTCAGGTTTTGACACTCATCAACAATAACAATAGCATTGTTGAGTGTTGTACCACGAAGGAAAGAAGTACTCCAGAAAGAAATAGTTTCCTGTGCCTTCAGGTTATCATACAGCATGTCAAATGCTGGATCGTCAGGCATTTTGAACATGTGTTGTACCATGTTCTTATATGGAATCTGATACAAGTTTGACTTGTCTTCATGATCTCCTGGAAGGAATCCAATCTCTCTTGTAGGGACAAGTGAACGCACCATATACAGTTTTTCATAAGGAGATGTGCCTGAGAGGATCTCCTTGAGTGCCAGGTACATTGCTACGAATGTCTTACCTGTGCCTGCACATCCATAGAGGAAAAGGTGTTTGCCCTTTTCGTATGCATCGAATGCAGTTGTTTGATTTTCGGTTAAAGGATTGATCTCAACTAGATGATCAACATTAATTGGTTTTTTGCGTCTCATTTGCTTTGCTGTGCTATTCACAAAATCGAATTGATTGTCTTTCCTTCTTCTAGGCATATGGGTTAATGAGTATCGATGTTGGAACGGTAGTTTGCTTTTTTGATAGATTTCAGAACGTCTCTGAAACCGTCAGGAACTTTGTTCCTAACACCTGCATCTGCTACAAGACCAGGAAATGAATCATGGTACTGTTCAAGATGTGGGTTATCTTCTTTGTATTTATCCAAAACAGTGAAACTCATGCGTTCCTCAGTAATCTCACCAGTTTCTTTATTCCTGAACTGATACGTCGGCATCGCCTTCCCCCTCCTTTACTTTGTTAAATCCAAATGGACCTGCTGATTTTTCCTCTAGTGCCAACTTCAATGCAACACCACCGACTGCCTCCATACATTTAAGAATGTCTTCGGTCTTAGCATCTTCACCAAGTTCTCTGGCGACGTACCAATACTTTGGCCAGAAGGTTTCTCCTGCCTTTTGATAATCATCAAGTGTTAGTAGTTTCATGGGTTGACCATCCTAATGCTTCAGCGGTAATTGGAAATTGACCTGCAAACAAACACTTACATTCATTTGCAATGTCCATGTGCTCTTTTTGTGTGCCATTGGCAGAGCGTAGTTCTATATAGTGGATCCATGAACGAATTGAACCCGTCATGTATAATCTGGTGGGCGTTGCTAAAGGAAGTACAAAACGAGCACACTCCTTTGCCACACCACGTGAAAGCATCTCACGATACAGATCCATACCTTCATCAAAATGTTTTTGAATTAGGATCTGAAGATGCTGTCGTTCAAAAGGATCGATGTCATCAATACTGTTTTGACGATTCTTTGTATCCTGACGACGAATATCAAACATAGGAATTCTTTCTCCCAACAAACTACTGTCAGCGTAGCGTTGTGAAAATTCCTGGAAGGTGAAGGATCTATGCCTCAATATTTGAGCTGCCAGTCCCCTGGTGGTCTCGATCTCAAGCGTCATGAATGCCTGCTCAAAGACGCTCCAATGCTGGTGTTTGATGCAATAGGATAAAAGACCCGCAACCTTTGGATTTTCCTGGTTATTGGGGTTGCTGACCCTTGCCACATACCCCATGTGCTTCTCAGCATCAGGGGTAACACTAATAACTTTAACTTGCATAGTACGCTTGATAAAATTTTACAATGCCAGACGAACTGACGTGTCCTTGGGAGACCCAATCATGACAACATGCCTGGATACTCTCCATACTATATTTTGGTTCTCCATTTTCTTCAGTGAGACCACCAAACTTGTTCAAGAGAATTGTGTATACCGTTGAGCGTAGTTCCATACGCTCCTCGTTGTAGCGCCAGTCGTCGTTCATTTTGATTTCTTGGGTTTGTTTCCAAAGAGTTTCGGATTAACCATACCATACATGGTCTCCATTGTCAAGATCTTTCCACCTACTGGTTTGAGAAGATCGTAATAAGCATCAAAAACTTTAACGTTTTTAGGACCGCAGGCATGATCATAGTGAGTCACGCCATCGATCTCATACACCACTAGTACAGCGTTGTATGGCCAATCTTTCTTATCGATAGTTTTAGGATCGCAATCATGAGAAAAAACTACTACGTCATATTTTGACCGTAGTAGTTTTTTATCAGCGTCTGTTAGATTGAAATTCATCGATGAGTTGTCTGATTCGGTCTTCACAGAATCCTGGGTTTGATAGGGTGACTCTGTGGAAAGTTTCTCGGTCATTTTGCTCCTCATTTATGCACTTTTTAATCATGTAGATCACTCGTTGTTCATTAACGATGTTGACCATGGTTGTCATTCACTCCATTTAATTTCGGGGAAAGCTTCTTTAACTACTGCAATAGTAATTCTAAATTTTGATTGAAGTAAACCGTCCTTAACGAGACAGATAATTTCTGCTTCGCTTTCGTGAAGACCTTCAAGCAATTGAATGAACAGTTGCTCTCGCTTCATACGAGTCAAGGAGTTTGCACCCTTAATAAATCTCCAGAGGTTACGGTACTCCCTTTCAAGAACTGTATGTTCTGTACCAATCGGTGCATCATTTTTTTCATAAGGCACTTCGCCTTCTGGGAGATCCGTATTAATATTAGGATCATAGTTCCATTTAAGGACTGAGCGAAGTGCTTGTGAATTATTCTCTTTAAGAATTTTGATCTTTTCAGTTTTAGTTTTGGCATTAGATGCCTTTTTAATGACTTCAGAAATCAATAGTTTCATGAGTAATACGAAATTTCGTTTGTGATTATTTAGTCGTCGGGGAATGGGTCTGTATCAAAAGCATCTCTCTGATCAAATTCAACACTGATCAGTTTTGCTACATGGAAAGGAATTGGATTTCCTTCATCATCCATCATCTCAGGATGGGGTGTGTAAGATACCTCAGGTTCTTCTTGTGCTGATAGTACTTCTGCTACTGAATCAACAAATCCTGAATAGTAAGCATGTGATAACCATCCAATCATAAATCCAAGCAGTGTTCCTCCAATGGTAATTAAAGTTGAGAACACTAGAACTACTGACAAGTTCATTTTGTTTACCTCCTGTATTTGAACCTCTGACTTTGGTTCCTTTTGAGTGGACTTCTTACGCCTCCTCCTATTAAGCATAAACTCATCACCTCTATTTATTGGTGATTGCTGACTTTCGCTTTCGGTTTTTGGTTCCAGGTTTTCTTCCTGGTCTTCGTTCTTGTTCATACTTCCATGCATCAGTTAAAATTTTGTAGAGATAATCTTTGATCTTTCGTGCAGTAGGTTTTGAAAGATGTCCATATGCTTCCTTAGAAAACTTATCTCTGCCCTTAATGTAGAGTTCTAATTCAAGGACAGTGTTAGATACGTTTGCAGCAGTAGAACTTTCAATGAAAGCAGTCACCTCTCTACGAGTGAACTTAGAGGACTTGACGTAGGTATAAAAATTGAATAAGAACTTTCCCTCAAAGGCAGCGTCAATTGCTCGCTCAACAAGTGTGTAAAGTTCGTCAGTGGGTTCCATTAGATAAGTTTGTTTTCTTGAAAGTAATGAAGGGTGTCTTTGAATCCACCAATATGTTTGGTGTTAATTGAGATCTGTGGAAAAGTAGCACCTTCACCGAATTCAGAAATGAAATCTTTTTTGGTGAAGTGCTCTTGATATTTGTACTCAGTGTATTTAACATCTAAATTGTCAAACAACATTTTAGCACGTTCGCACCATTGACAATCTTTCTTTGAGTAAAGAATTACTTCCATAACCTCCATAGGAATGACTGTGAATATGATAGCATAAAAAAGCAGGGTAGTCAACCCTGCTCACCAACTAATCCAATTCGTAACAAGCAGACCTTGCTAGTTCTGGATTCTTATTCAGTGCTCTGTGTACATGACCATGAACATCTTGTTCTAGGGTATGGTGTGCTCTGATGTGAATGATTTCAATCATTCCTAGACACCCAACAAACAGTAAGTTTATTACTGTGACGGGGTGGAAGAGTACTTTGAAAACCTTTGCCATGAGCATTAAAAAAGGGACCCGTAGGTCCCTCTATTATAGCAATGCTGTCAAGTATCAGAAGTTATACTTCAGACCCAGTTTAGCGCCGTATCCACGGTCGATGTCGTCAGAACCAGAACCGACGAAAGAAACCTCACCATAAGCACCCAGTGCTTCGGTCAGTCCCAGACCCAGACCTGCCTTGCCAGAAGGAACAGTGTCACTCTCACCACCGTCAGGACTCAGCAGGGTAGCACCACCCTGGACGTAGTAAGAAGCAGCGTCACCAAAAACACCTTCGTAACCAACGTGGAAATCTGTTGCGGCACCAGTGTAATTTGAACCAGTCCAACCAGCATTGGTTTCTACGTTGACGTAGGGACCTGCAAGGGCAGCGCCTGCAGACATAGAAAGAGCAGCAGTAGCAGCGAATACAGATTTGATCATTTGAATTAATTCCTCTAAGTAAAGTACAGTTTTAACTGTCACTGTGACAGTTGTAATATATGTATACAAAGTGTATACATTAGTCAGGTGTGGATATCCTGACAACGGAAGAGGTGGGATTTGAACCCACGAACGCTATTAACGTTGCTGGTTTTCAAGACCAGTGCCATCAACCACTCGACCACTCTTCCGTAGGAAATCCTTCTCGCTTTGATAAGGATGTTTTTGTTGAGTCCAGATCTGATAACCTTCTACCAGATCTGGTACTAACCACTGGTCAATACGATAACAGTATTTCCAGTTAACGGGTTGGACGCAGTTCATTACAACTACGTTCCAGAACGCTATCAGGTGGATTAGAAGTGTTTTCATTCCAGTGCCTGATAACTCCCGATATAATAAAGGCATTCGTGACCATATAGGAAACGAATATGACAGTTCTCACAGTGGCAACATAGTTGTCATAGGGTGCTGTCTTGTCATCGGAGAAACTCCCTAGGGAGTATTTCCAAATCTTAATCAGGGTATCCATCATCGTCATCTGTAGATAGAGGACGACACTTGGCAATCTCTTCATACGTGGTGTATGCAGAGAGATCAGAATAGATCTCTGATTCTAGTTCGCTGGTGAGTCGTTTAAGATCGCTCAACAACGCTTTTAACTTTACTCTATCCATTGTCATTTGTCAACCCCCTTTTTTGATGTAACCAAATTCCTCCAAATATTGGCGGGTCAATGGTGTTGGTTCGTATGTCTCCCACATCTTGCCTGTAGCACAGGCAGCAAGAGCATCCTTGGTCATATTCTCAGTTCTACCTGCCCATCCTGCTTCTGCTTCCCATGGAACAGAATGTTTGGGGTAGGTTCTCTCTGCCATGACACGCCAGATCATAGGCACTTCATCTTCAGGCAGGATAATAGCAATCAAACTATTATCAATAGTACCTGCCATGCAGTCCTGGGCAGCGTGCCATCCCTCATGACGCATAACCTGCATCAATACACCAGGTTTACCCATGTATTTCTTATTAAGGAAAAAGTTATTTCCTACTGTATGGTATACACCACGGTGTTCAGGGGGAAAATACTTTTCATCTGCTAAAAACACCCTAACTCCGACCTGGTTAAGGGAGACAAGCATGTTGTTGAACTCGTTAGCAACAAAATAAAAATCATCAGTATTAGGATACTGAGAAGATACATCAAGTAAACTGAATACTTCTTCGACTCCATCGGTACACTCCTGTAGTAGCATACACCCCATAGAATCCATAGTATTGAAACCCTTGGTGATTTTAGAGTCGTCTGCCAATGCAGGGAAAGCAAGTGCTGCTGATGCTGCAACCGCTGCTATAAATTTCTTCATTGTAATACTCCATCAATAAATTTAATTTTCTTTCTGGGGAATGGTGCATACTTACAATCCCATTTAGATGGGTAGACCTCAATTTCTCCAGTATAGAGCATAGGTCTAATCTTGCCATGGTTGCCATTGAGTTTTATTTTCCAACCCATTACTGGGTGAACATCCCAATCTGCAACTCCAGAACAATCTATGTGAAAAAAACGACCTACTGGATCAATCCAGTACATCGCTAGAATGCTATCTAAATCTTTAGTTTGCAGTTCTTTGTTCCAGAATCCTGGTCCTAAATCATAGGAGGATCTTACGATGTCAAACATTCCCATACTAGTCAAGTACCTCTATCCTATCTAGTTGCTTTGTTCCTGCCCATTCAAACCAAGCAGATCTCAGCACTTCATAGTCATCAAAGATTGCTGCCTTTTTATTTTTAAAAATTAGTTTATACCTATGACGATCATAGGGAGCATCAGAGGTGTTAGTAAAATAGGACATGATGATTAGATAAAAAAAGAGAGGGGATGAACCCTCTCTGGTCACTTCCTTCACACGGAAGTTATAGTATACACGAAATAAAAGGTTTTGTCAACCAATCACTTTGTGTATGTCTTACCACGGTAGCAGAATGTACCGTGTGACTCTTTGGACTCTACACAACGAGTATCATACTCGACACCACGATAAGCAGTGTGAGAGATCTGAGCGTCATGAAGAGCAGCAGCTTTTTTGATCTGCTTCTGGATGATAGTAAGTGTGTTCATTTGATGTACTCCTGAAAGTAAGGGTGGTTTAATCCCCGTTCCTTCAGTCGTTTGCGTCCCAATAACAATCAGGTGTTG